GTTGGGTTAAATGCAACTTGAGCAGATGCTTGCTGACCTGATGGATTGTTTGCAGCAATCAAAGTTGCCTGTCTCAAATCTCCACCAGTTGTTGTGAAGTTAGTGGTTATTCCAACATTGTATTCTACAGCTGAATCATCATCAGCACTTGTCCAACTTCCACCAGTAATATTGTTATTACTTGGTAGTCTCCAAATCTCAATTCTACAATTCGTAGCATCACTTAAACACTCAACCCCAGTTATTCTTACTGTTGTTCTATTTGGAATTCCTTTGAATGTGTTCTTGCAACGAAGAGCCATAACACATTGTCTCGCAGTTGCACCACCAGAGTTAGAGAATGATATTGGACCATTAAAGGCACCAAACTCAACACCAGTCTCAACATATCCACCCTCACTCATTACAGTGGCACAAATCTGTTCCATTGATGTGATACCAACAGCAGTGTCGGTATTTGCAACTTCGCAACGAATTGGAAGTGAAGGTAAACTCCAATAGACATGTTCTAGATTATTTGCATGTTGAAACTCATGAAAATAGAAGTTACTTCCGTCTAGAACTAATCCACATCTAAGTCTTCCAACTCCCAGCCACTGAAAATCTGTAATAAACAATTGAGTTTTTGTCCAATCAGCAGTTATACCAGACTGACCAGTTCCATCTAAAGGATCCAAACTCCAGTTGGATTGATTGACAACGGTGTCAACTGCGGTTCCTGTAGTGTAAGATCTTCTTACAATGGAAACAGTACCATCTCCAGCCTGTTGGAGAAATACACCATTTCTATCATCAAAATATCCAACCTTTTTAGTTGTGTTTGCTCTATAATCGATGAAATTGAAACTTGCCATGGCAAATTGAGATTTACCTGGCATATAATGGTGATACATTCTTGATTGGTGTATCACCTGTGAGGTTGAACCAACACCAACTATAAGACCAATAGATGCTGTGTTTGCGTTTGTAACGGTTGTTGATCCTGTACCAATTGCTTTAGTTAATAATTCAACTTCTTCGCCATAGATGTGAGTATAGTCTGCAAGTGTGTATGGCTCAGATACACGCATTCTACCAAACGCATCATATCCTCCACCACCTACTCCAGTAGCAACACCACAGTTTCCAATGTTGCCGTATCTGTCGGCACACATGAAAACTTCATGTAGAGTTCTCTCTTGGTTGAGATAGTCTTGTGTATTCTTATTCCACTGAGCCATGAATTATACCCAATCTAGTTTTGCGGGATGATATCTCTTCGCGCTTTTAATATCTAGGTTACTTTCGGTGACAGGATAAATCTGTTGAACCAATGCACCAGGATATGAAGACTGAAGATTTTCCGCCAACTGATCCTTTGAAGGCATTCTACCTTTCAGTTCAAGACGATAGAGATTACCTTCCCAGAGGATATCTGCAACATAACTCTCTTCAACCTGTTGTTCTGGTTGGGAGTTAATGTAAAGGTTTCCGTTGAAGTCGCCAGAGATGTTTACACTCTCACCAAGAGTTTTTGGTTTCAGTGGATCTGCTGGAGGTTGAGGATCATTGATCTTCTTATAACGGGCGTAGAGACTTTTCTCTTTCTTATCACCCTTGTATCCTTCTACAAACTGTTGAAATGTTTTCATGATCAGCAATTCCAGGCTCTAAGGGACTTATTGATTCTGCTATCGGGATCGTTAGCAGTTTTGGCAGAAGTCAGTTTCTTCTTCATGCCTTTCATTCTTGCACAGAATGATGCACGTCTCTTGTTACCGACTTTCTTTGATGGGGCTTTGAGATCACTACCAGGATTTTCTCTTTCATAAGACTTACGACCCTTCTCATTCAATCCACCTGAAGGGTTCTTACCAGACTTTTTTGTCCAGGCAGCTCCCTCAACCATCTCACCTTCGGGTTCGTGTGAATTTGCAAGTTTGATGGTTTTTCTAATTCTGTTTGCAGAACCTTCGTTTGCTCTCTCAATCTCCTTTGGTGTCATCGCACCAGCGTTTTTTGGGTAATCGCCCTTATTGTATGCAGTAACAGGAACTGATTGTTCATCTATTGCTTCGCCTTCTGGTTCAAAGTGAGCGACTTGAGTGGTTTTCTCTCCTTGTTTTTTAATAAGACGAAGGTCTCTCATTCTTTGTCTTTTTTCAAAATCAATTGTTGGAAAAGGTGCAGCACCATACATCTTCATGGGTTTGCCATCTATATCCTTTCCCATCATGGGGATGGAAAGAGGTTGTGATCTAGCCCCATATGGAACAGACTGTTCTTTAATTCTTTGTGCAATTCCAGGTCTTACATCACCACCCTGAGTTTTTCTCTTGGGCTTCTGTGGGTTTCTCTTGTCTGCAGCAGGACCGTCAGGAAGAACTTCCTCAGCAACTCTAATGGTTGGTTTGGTTGGATCAACAGTTGCAGGAACTGCCATCATAACAACTGCATCTGGATAGATCTTTTGAACCTGAGCTTCAACTTCCTTACGGTTAGGGAATTTGACGGTTGGGAAGAACAGTTGGAGATAGAAGATCTTACCTCTAAATCTCAAGGTAACTGCAACGGTTTGACCCAGTTCGTTATATCTTTGAACCTTCTCTTGGATTTCCGTCTCTTCACTAACAGGAACACAGTTGGGGACCATCTTGTCTCCCTTCTTCTTCATACCCTTCTGGGTATAACCAACCCAACACTTCTCTACCAGGCTCTTGTGGTAGTCCTGATTGAACTCAAACTCATATCCTTCTTTCTTGTTTCCCCAGTTGGCAGCACCTTTCTTACGACACTTAACCAGAGCACCTGAGGCATAAGCAGAAGGCCATACAGAATAACGAGACTTAACCTTATGGTAACAAGCGTCTTTTTCACCACTTCCTTTACCTTTCTTGTCCTTTGCTTCAGTCATCGCCTCAATGTCATATTCAGGAGAACAGACACAAGGGTTTTGTCCGCATCTGGGGCAGTTGGTTGCTTGCATGGGTTCTGGCTTGATAATGTCTTGAATAGTCGCAAAAGTGTTGCCGTAGGCATCAAGGAGTTCGATCTCTTCTTTCTTCGTCTTTCTGTCAGTCTTCACCATGGTTGGTTTAGCTGCACCAGACTTCTTCTGTTGACCAGGATCTTGGCGTCTTTTCGCACGTTGAGCTGCAAGTCTTTCTTTCTTAGACATGCTGGCTCTCTTTGCAGAAGATACACACTTAGGAATACCTTCACCTGGTTTGTCACTGGCACAAGAATCACCAGTCACCACGTTGACCCAACCTTTCTTACCATCTTTTGATTTGGACTTACCAAACCAATCACGGAGACCTTCTTCATGAATGGTTTCCTCTGGCATTGGCAGTGTCAAAGGATTTCTAGGTGCTTTTGGTTTTAGGGTATTCTTTTTAATACTATTGGACAAAGAGTCCATACTCTTGTCAAACTCAGTTCTATTCGCTTTTCTAATAATTTCTCTCTCACGAGCATCAGGCTCAATTCTCTTTCCAATTGGATAGGAAGGATCATCACTACGTTGTTCATGATATTCACCGACCGCAGACATATTGTGATGGGTCTTACTGATTTTATCTTGCATCCAAGCAGGAATATCCTTTTCCTTGGATCCAAGTTTCTTCTTCAGTTTTCTCACGTTGTCCTCAATATTTTTCAATTGGGACTGAGCCATGGCGACTTCGTGGTCTTTCGCCTCTTTCATTTTTTTCTTGCGGCCTTGACAATGAGCTCTTTGAGAAAAACCTTTTGGGTTATCACAGTTGATCGATTTTTTGTATTCAGCCGACCAAGACATGTACAGACAAGAACTCTTTTTATTATTTAGAAGTTGAGAAAACTAAATACTTGCAGTGTAATGTGGTCTTCTTAGATGAAAAGAGCATTGATTGCCCTTGGAATGTTATTGATGGCGGCACCCGCACATGCCGATATTTCTCACAAGTTGTCAACCAGTGTTCAACTGACTGTTGATGCTGCTGCCTCTCAAGCAACCCGTATTGGCAGCACATATTCGGTTTCTGGAAGCAACATCACTCCATCAACTGTAGGAGGGCTTGGATCCCTCACATCGGGAACTGCGGTTGGATACACACCGACTGCATATGGTCTCACAACAGACGGTAGTGCCTATACCTTCAGTGAATCATTCATTGAAGGAGACGACGTGCCTTCAGGTACAACCGTGTCAAGTGGTGTCGTTGGGTCCCTTCCTTCATATGGAACTGTCACCACGACTGCCGGCGGCGTGGCTGGGTCTCTCGCTGGTACTGTCAATTCTGCTGGCACGATGTCGTTGACTGCTGGTGGAGCAGGTACATCGGCTACTGGCCAGTTCATCAGTGAAATCACTGTTAAATAAGGTATGAAACGGGCATTTGTAATTCTGGCACTGTTGGGTTCTCCCGCATACGCAGTGCCAGTGACACCCAACTTCACTCAGGGTTCAATGACTAGCCACACGGAGACAACCTCTTCGGTGACTGAAACGATCAACTCAATAGATTATTCTACAGGATGGCAATACACAGTAACGGGCACGAACGTAAATCACAGTGGATCAACACTGAGCCCATCAGCCAACACAAATTCAGTAACCGTCAATCCACTAGGAGGCGTCAGTGGATC